TGTTTGGGCGACAATTTAGTGTTGCGTGGCATTTTGCCCACCGCGCTCAATGAGAGACTGGAACGGGATCCAATCACTGTCCCACTCCACGCCCCACTCGACGACGTCCCCTTCCGAGTACTCCCATGAATTGAAGTAATCTTCGAGTTCCATCTGTCTGTGGACGGAGCAACCAAAAGCGGTACTAAATTGCTCACGAGCCTGCAGGGTGATTGGTCCTGGCTGGCTACGCAAGCTTTCCCTCTTCCAGCGGGCACGAAGCCCATCGCTCAAGTATTTCTCGTCGAACGCAACATCACTGGTGTTACGCAGCAATGCGCAGGCGAATGCTTGCAGCACTGGTACAGAGTAATTGAGACTCAACTCGCAAGTCCCAATGGCTTTAATTACTCTGCGTCTATAGTTTGGATCGTTCCAATGACGAATCCCGGTGAGTGCCTTGCTAACTACATCTCTGTAGTCTCGCACAAACGTCCAGTTGCCATGAGTGATCTCAATGGGCTTTGACCGGCAAAACACTACCTCCTCCATGCGACGGGCCACTCCGTCTACCTTCATCTCCATACCAAAGTGCAAGAACTCACTCTGAATGGTGGCCGCAACCAACGGATAATCGACGCCTTCCACTATGAGGAGGCAGTCGTCACCGTCATCTAAGATATCGAACTTGTTGAGAGCGATGTACAATAGGTAAGTCACAAGCATCAATATCATGAGGACACAATTACCAAGTGCGGTATTCATATCTCCACTCATTCGACGCCCGTCCGCTATGTACTTCATTCCCAATTTAGTAAAGCATTTGTTAACCAACTGCAAGCTCAACAACCAGGCAAACCTACGCGCTGAGTTGAAGTAACTATACAGTTTATGCTCTACCCTCAACAAGTCCTTAGATACATGCTTGTCGAAACGGCTGGCATCAAGCGAGATCACTACGGGGTCATCAAAATGCGAAAGCTTTTGCTGCAATAGCATTGCTCTATCACGCTGATTCAAACCCTTGGCTACGTTACGGGTTGGCGGAACTCCGCTGCTACCGAACTTGGTTCGATAGAGCTGATGCTCCCCGGGCTGCAAATAACTCGCCAGCTCGACGCAGTATTTACTACCACGGAACTGTATAGCTCTCGGATCGGGGTCTACCTTGGCTCCGGCATCGAAGCGCTCAGGCTTGACAAATGCATTGATGTATGCATCCCTCTTGTTAACCCCAGTGGAATAGACGCGTTCAAGAGCTCGTTCATAACGTGCTCTCTTAGCACCGCGGTAGCGGCTTACCATATCCTCCAGGGGAGCTTGCGCAGTTTTGTAAAGCGTCCGGCCCCACAACTTGCACGTCTCGTGCAATCTGCTGATACCTTCTTTGGAAGGCTTGGGTACCACTCCTATCACCCTGCCAACAACTGCGCGAACTTGGTTGGCTGCACAGTCAGGGTGGAAAGTGGGTGCGTAGAACTCCTCGTGAGGTGGAGAGCGACTCGCACAAGTCGCTTTTTGGAACCGCTGCCGTCGTCCGTTGGCATGCTCAACACCTTGCACCCTTTGTCAAGGGGGGTGTCTCGCGCCAACGCACTCACTCCGACGACAGCAACGGGTGCGGCCTAGCTGGCCGGCAAGGAGCGACCCCACATCAGCCCACCCTTGCTAAAGCGTTGGGCAGCTAAAATGGCGTCATACACTCTCCTCGTCGACCATGTCTCCATGCGGGCGGAATCTGAGGCTGCGTACATGAAAGCGTGTGTTATACAACTATCAATAACGTCGAATCGCTCTGCAGAATTCACCCCCAGTTTCTTCTCCTTTGCTAACGCCACAAGAGAG